GCTATCACGTCGTCGTGTTTAATTTTGAGGCTGCGGCTGTCGGAGCTTGGCACAGGAGATCGAGAGTGTTTTTCGTTGCGACCGACGCCGAACACGATGGATGCGCTTCCGCCGAAATCGCCGGAAGCGCTGAAGAAGGAAATGACGGTATCGCGCCCAGGACGGAAGCAGCCGTGCAACCTGCGGGACTGGGTAGCTGTACAGGAGGGGAAGAGCCTGTGGCCGACGCCGACGGCTCGGGACTGCAAGGGCGCAAACAGTCTGAAACACCTGACGCAGCAGAAGACGCCGGGGAACAACCATCACGTCCGCCAGCTGGCGAATGCAGTGAAGCTGTTTACGACGCCATGTGCAGCGGATGCGCAGGGGACGCACGGTGGGGACAATCACAGGAGCTTGCGGACGGACGTTGCTGGGCAACTGAACCCGACGTGGGTAGAGTGGCTCATGGGATTCCCGCCAGGGTGGACAGACTTAAATGCCTCGGAAACGCTGTAGTGCCGCAGCAGGCATACCCGCTTTTTAAGGCATTGATGGAGGAGCTGGACCGATGGACTTAGAACGAACCATGGAGGACGGCGTTTTGCCGGGACAAATGGTTCTTGAAGGAATGGAGGAAGAAGCCCTATGACTAAAAAAGAGATCGTGCAGGCGCTGCGGTACTGCAAATTTGGAGTCTCGTGCGAAAACTGCCCCGCAGTAGGGAACGAAGACTGTTTTGACGAGGTAAATACGGCCGCAGCCGACCTCATCGAGCGCCTGACCGCCGAGAACGCGGCGCTGCGGGAGAAGGTGCCGAAGTGGATCAGCGTGGAGGAACGGAGGCCGGAGCCGGGAAAACGCGTCCTTGCTACGGACGGCGTATTTGTCGGCGAGGCGTACCGCACAAGCGCGGATACATGGAGAAGGTATGACGGAATAGCTATGCGGGACTGCCTTGGCAGTATAGTCACCCACTGGATGCCGCTGCCGAGCGCGCCGAAGTTTGCAGATATATTACGAGGAGCGCCGGAAGCGCCGGAGGGAGGAGACAAGCATGAGTAAAGCTGTTTTGATTAGCATTCGCCCGGAGTGGTGTGAGAAGATCATCAACGGGCGGAAGACCATTGAGGTGCGCAAGACGCTCCCGAAGATGGATACGCCGTTTAAGTGCTACATCTACTGCACGGCAGGCAGACCTGATCTGAACATCCCGATTTCTCAGGAGCGGCTTATGCGTGATTATCTGGAAACTGGTTCAATGAAATCGATGAACTGCCCACTTGGAAACGGGAAGGTTATCGGAGAGTTTACCTGCAACAGGGTAACGAACCTTTTTTCAAACAGCAGATTTTGGCTGGACGAGGATGATGTTTTACACACATGTTTGTCTGCTGCGGAAATGCGAAAATACGCAAATGGTGCGCATGGGTTATACGGCTGGCACATCTCAGATTTGCGCGTTTACGATCACCCGCGCGATCTGTGGGAGTTTACCGGCCTGCGGGAGACAAAATTCGGATTGGCACCAGGACCGATTACCCGCCCGCCGCAGAGCTGGCGGTATGTGGAGAAAGAACTATGGAACGACTGACAAATAAACGCGAAGCCGACGCGCAGCGAGAAGAGTACGAGCGCCGCCTTGCAAACGGGTATCCTCGGAATATCCCAGAGGAGCGGTTTCTGCGCCTAGCGGCCTACGAGGACACGGGGCTTGAACCGGAAGCAGTGGAAACGGTTAAGCTTGCGCTGGCCGCAAAGCATTTGGTAGACCTCGAAACGCTCAACAATACGCCAATCAGCAGGCTCGTAGAGCTTGCCGAGGCCGACAAGGACGGGCGCGTGGTCGTGCTGCCGTGCAAGGTGTACGAGACTGACGGGGTGAGGGTGTATGAACACACGGTGCGCGAGGTCATCTACGAGACGGCAGGCGGCCCGGCTTTCGATAAAAATGCAATCGGGAAGAGCATATTTTTGACGCGCGAGGAAGCCGAGAAGGCTTTGCAGGAAATGGAGGGAAAGGCATGAGCGACCCGGGAGTAATCCGTGGGACGATTGACGGACAGGAAAAGTATTGCAGAATCCCAATCCGTAGCCGCTTGTATGAATCCGTGATGGAGGATAATACGACGGAGCTTTCATCGGAGGCGATTCTCGCCATGCCGCATGACAAGGCGGCTGCGGTGATTGATGCAATTATGGCGGATTGGCTCTACTGGCTCAAGAGAGCCGGGGAGCTGTGGGTACTGACGCGCAATTCCGCCGAGGAAACGGAGGGCAAGAAGGATGACTAAACTGAAACCATGTCCATTTTGCGGGGGAGAAGCACTTCTTGAACCGTACAGAGCAAGAAAAGGGTATGAAGCATCAATACAATGCAATCAATGCTTATGTTCTATGTCCACCATAACCTATGACGAAGAAGAAACGGCGATAGAGGACGTTGTAAAAGCGTGGAACAGGAGGGTAAATGAGGAAAGAATGTTAGATTTTCCAGTAAAATACACCGAAATATGCGCGTTGTACCATTTTTGCGTCGATCTTGGAATCAAATGCACGATAGAGCGCCTGCACGACGGCTATGCAGTGCGTTTCCCGGACGGAAGTGACTTCGCACAGCATCATGGCACATATGGCGGGACGGAAGGATGCGTTGAACCGGCTATCGGGGACTCCGAATTTGACTATACTGCAGTCGGTTTGAACCTCGCGAAGGAGCTCGTGAAGAAACACAAAGGCAAATTGGAGGCCGACCATGCCTGACAAATACATCAGCTGCGAGGCGGCACTTATGAAACTAATGCAGGACGGGTGCAGCGCAAAAAACTTGCAATCCATTCCGGAGAGGAATGCAAAGACTTTGAACAAAGGAGGTGGCCTGATGGGCACAATTCTTGCGATTGATCCCGGCAATATCAAATCTGGCTATGTGGTGGTCGAGCACGACGGCGAAGAAATTCGCCGCGTGCTGGATGTGGGGAAGCTCCCGAACGAAGAAATTCGGGACGTTCTGCACGAAAACATTTACGGAAATTGCACGGATTTTGCGATTGAAATGATCGCCGGAATGGGCATGGCGGTAGGGCAGGAGGTTTTCGATACCTGCCTTTGGATTGGCCGCTTTATGGAATTTGCCGAAAGGGACGGCGCGGAGCCGGTAAAGATCTTCCGGCGGGAAGAAAAGCTGTATCTGTGCGGCTGTCTGAGCGCGAAGGATAAAAATATCCGGCAGGCGCTGATAGATCGATACGGAGTTGTTGGCACAAAGGCAAATCAGGGCTTTTTCTACGGCTTCGCAAAGGATATGTGGGCGGCGATGGCGGTAGCCGTGACGTATTTCGATAAGTACATCAAGGGGGTAAAGCTATGAGCAAGATGCAGCGTAAGCCGCCAAGACCGCCGATGCAACTGACGTGCGATGCCTGCGGGAAAACGTTTATGCGCGCACCGTCGAAGTACAAGGCAAAATACAATTTTTGCAGCGAGGCGTGCGCCTGGGCGGCACATAGGGAAGCTGTGATGGGCCGGGCGGAGCGCGTGCGGATCCTGATTACACGATCAATCCCGGTATACCCGGAAATGCGTCCTGTCTGCGGGCGGGTGTATCCCGCCGAGAAATACAAATACAGGTCAAACCGAACAGGCTATGTTGTCGAGGTGGGCGGCAAGCGGGTTTGCGTGAGGGTGGACGAATGCAGGGAAATCTAGGGCTTACACCGGTGCAGGCTCCGTGCAAAGGCTGTGCGGACAGGCATACCGGCTGCCACACGGACTGCGCCCGGTACATAGCATTCCGCCGGGAGGCGGATAGATACAAGCAGGAGCGCCTAAAAGACATGACGCGATGCGCGTCCACACGGGGCTGCATGCGGACGCTGCACGATGCGAACCGCGCAAAGCGCGAAGGGAGGCAACATTACTGATGAGTGGGATCACAGAGCAGGAATATGCGGCGTGGCTGGAAAAGGCGTTGCAAGCGCTCTATAAATCCAAGCCGCTTGCAATCGCGATTGTGGCAAAAACGGAAGCGGGCAATACGCTTACGGGCTACTACAATGCGGACGCACAGGACAAGGCCGTGTTTGCCCACCACATCCAAAGCGAGATTGTTCTGGACATTATCAAGGCAAATGCCGCGGAAATCAAGGCCATGATGGAGGGCGTAGACGATGGAACAGATTAAGGGCGCAAAGTACGACGATGAAGACGAGGGCGTTTTCAAATGAGCGCGCCGCGATACGGCTGGTGGGCCTATGCAAAATGGATGATTCGCAGCTATAAGGGCGGCGGGCTGATGACGAGGGCCGAGCGCGCTGCCGTTGAGGATGCAATCGCAGAGACGGAACGGCTCGTTGACGGCGCGGAGCGCATCCGGCTCATAGACTTGGTTCTTTGGAAGCGGACGCACACCTTACAGGGCGCTGCGATGGCGGTTTATGTGTCCGAACGCACCGCACAGGAGTGGCACAGGCAATTTATTCGCCTTGTGGGGCAAAAAAGAGGGCTTTTGTGAAAAAGTCTGCGTCCCAGAGCCAAATTTAACATTTACTATAAGGGCGTAGAGATCAACTCTACGCCCTTCTTCATCGGCACCGCAGCGTTCTGCGGAAACCTCCTCCTCCTGTTCTCGTGTTCTCCGGTGTGAATAAATATATTTATTCACACACGGAGACACGAGAACGAAAGAATGAGGCAGAAAGGAGCGGCTATGGCGAGTTTGCGCGCCCTTGCACACAAGCTGCAAACAGCGCTCTTGTACCACGGAATCAAAATAAAAATCAATCAAATGCAGACCTATTCCGCGAAAAATGACAGGATGGTGACGAAATACATGGTTTACGAATATCGACCTGATGAAAAGCCGAAGAACGTCACTCTGCTGGAAACGTACCAGATTGCGGATGTGGTGAAACTGCTGGCCGGACTTTACAGCGATGGCGGATGAAAAGCTTACGCCGAAGCAGAGACGATTCTGCGAAGAATATCTGAAATCCGGGAACGCGACAGAAGCAGCGAAAAAGGCCGGGTACAAAGAAACATCATGCAGAGTGATTGCGGCAGAAAACCTATCAAAACCAGCTATTTCTGCGTATATAAAGCGCAGGCTGGACGAACAAGAGGCTGCGCAGGTCGCGGATTCAAACGAAATTCTGAAATTTTACACTGCGGTCATGCGCGGGGAGGTCAAAGACCAGTTCGGCATGGACGCATCGCTATCCGACCGGCTGAAAGCTGGTGACAGCCTTATGAAACGCTACGCAGCAGCTTCCGACCGCAACAGGACGACAATGGAGAAGCTTGATTCGATGCTGAAGGAGTTCCAAGATGCTGTTAAGTCCGAAACAACGTGAATTTGTAAAATACGGGACGCATCGATGGAACTTCAAGGGCGGAGCCACCAGAAGCGGGAAGACTTACCTCGATTTTCGATGGATCATACCGATCCGGATTCGTGAGCGAATCGGAAAAGATGGTCTGGCCGTCATTCTCGGCGTAACAAAATCCACGATTGAGCGAAATGTGCTGGAGCCGATGCGGAATCTGTACGGCGATATGCTTGTCGGCACGATTTCCAGTGATAACACAGCATGGATTTTCGGGGAAAAGTGCTATTGCCTCGGTGCGGAAAAGGTTTCTCAGGTGTCAAAGATCCGCGGTGCGTCGATTAAATATTGCTATGGGGACGAAGTAGCTGATTGGTCGGAAGAAGTCTTCGCGCTGCTAAAAAGCCGTCTTGATAAGGAATACTCCTGTTTTGATGGGACGTTCAATCCGCAATATCCTGACCACTGGCTGAAAAAATTCCTCGATAGCAACGCGGACATTTTCAGCCAGACATACACGATAGACGACAATCCGTTCCTGCCGGAATCTTTTAAAGAAAATCTGAAAAAAGAATACGAAGGGACGGTTTATTACGACCGCTACATTCTCGGCCTCTGGGTACGTGCCGAAGGACTGGTATATCCGATGTTTGGAGATGGCTGCATCACGCAGGATACCCCGGACACCGGAGATTATTATATATCTATAGACTATGGCACGCTGAACCCGTTTTCTGCCGGGTTATGGTGCGTTGGGAAGAAATGTGCAGTCAGAATTGCGGAGATCTATTACAGCGGCCGCGAGGAAAAGAAGCAGAAAACAGATGAGGAATACTGCGACATGGTAGAACGGCTTGCAGGAGATAAGCCAATCAGGGCCGTTGTCGTGGATCCGTCTGCCGCGTCGTTCATTGAAGCGCTGCGCAGAAGGAGCGGATTTAAAGTCCGGCACGCGGACAACGACGTTTTGAACGGGATCCGCACAACGTCCGATTTCCTGCGAGATGGAAGAATCAAGATTCATGCAGGCTGTAAAGACACCATCCGCGAATTTGGGCTTTACAGGTGGGACGAAAAAGCAGAATCTGACCGCGTCGTGAAGGAAAACGACCACGCTATGGACGAAATCAGGTACATGGTGATGACGGTCTTGAAAAAGCACTTCAAAGAACACAGATTTGTGCCGGAGCTGGCGCGGTGAGGTAAAAGATGAAAACATATCAGGATTTTTTAGAGGTTGCGGAAAAGTCTGACCGGGAACGGATGGAATTTGTTCTGTCCGCGATAAATAATCACAAAGACTCGGATTTATACAAACAGGCGGTTATTGCGAAGGAGTATGACGCGCACAGGAATGTGACGATTGCTAATTTTCAAAAGCTGCTTTATACACTCAACGGGAAAGTCATTCCGGACAACTACAGTCCGAACTATAAGCTTCGGAGCAATTTCTTTGCAAATTTCATCACGCAGGAAACGCAGTATCTGCTCGGGAACGGCGTGACGCTGAAAGAAGCCGCGAACAAAGAAAAACTCGGCGCATCGTTCGACGTTCGGCTGCAGGACGCAGCGCATGCGGCCCTTGTTGGAGGCGTATCGTATGGCTTCTGGAATCTCGATCATCTTGAGGTTTTCGATGTAACAGAGTTCGTTCCGCTTCTCGATGAGGAAAACGGCGCGTTGCGATCCGGGATTAGATTCTGGCAGGTATCCGATACAAAGCCGCTTCGCGCAACACTCTACGAGCCGGACGGCTTTACACAGTTCATCCGCAGAAGCGGAAAAAATATGGAGATCCTAGAGGCGAAGCGCGGATATGTATCTGTCGAGGCAAGTTCCGAAGCGGACGGTACGGAGATCCTTGCATATCAAAACTATCCCGGCTTCCCGATTATTCCGCTCTACGGCAACCGCGCAAGGCAGTCAGAGCTTGTCGGCCAACGCGAGGCGATAGACTGCTACGATCTCATTAAGTCAGGCTTTGCGAATACAGTTGATGAGGCGTCGATCATTTACTGGACGATCTCAAACGCCGGTGGCATGGACGAGATCGATATGGCACGGTTCAAAGAGTCCATGCGGCGGATCGGCGTTGGGCTCGTGGACGACGACGGCGCGAAGGCAGAGGCTCATACGCTCACAATCCCAGTTGAAGCTCGGGAAGCGCTTCTTTCCAGAATCAGCGACGATCTTTACCGTGACGCGCAAATGCTTGATGTGGCAAAAGTGCAGGCGGGGCAGAAGACGGCGACGGAGATCATGGCGGCGTATCAGCCGATGGACAACAAGGTGGATCAATTTGAATACTGCGTGATCGAGTTCCTGCAGGCGTTGTTTAAGATCGTTGGTATTGATGACGAGCCATCCTTTATGCGATCCAAAATAACAAATCAGTTAGAACAGACGCAGATGGTGCTGCTTGCCGCGAGCTACCTTGACGACGAAACGATTCTGAGCAAGCTGCCGTGGCTTACGCAGGAGGAAATCGCAAACATTTTGAAGAGGAAAAGCGCGGAAGAATTAGAGCGATATTCCACGAAAGATATGGAGGAATAGACGTATGAGCGGCATGGTACAGGGCGATGCGTACAGTCTGGCCGTCACGGTCAAGAACAACGGGCAGGCTGTCGAGATCGACGATATTGAGAAGATCGAAATGACGCTTCTGTATTTGCAGAAGTATTACCCAGGCCAGATCACATACGCGGACGGGAAATTCTATTTCCCGCTGGCGCAGGAAGAAACATTCCGCCTGCCGAAGGTCTGCCCGATGCAGATTCGCGTGAAATTCAAAAGCGGAGATGTGCTCGGCTCCGAGAAAAAGCAGATCGACGTATCTGCCGCGCTTTCAAAGGCGGTGTTGTAATGGGCGGCATTGAATTTGAACTCAAGAACCGCGATCCGGTTGACGTTTCCTTTAACGTTTCCGTGCGTGCTGGCGGCGGCTCCGGCGGCGGCTACAACATCGGCCCCGGCCTGAAGCTGGACGCCGAAACGAACACCCTGTCCGTCGATACGGCGGACGCAGTCGAAAAGGACAACACCAAGCCCGTAACGTCCGCCGCCGTGTATACGGAGGTCGGCAACATCAACGCGCTGCTTGCGACGATTTAAGGAGAGGATTTTATGAGCACACAAACCGAAATTACCAGACTACAGACTGCGCGGAACAAGCTGCGCACATGGCTCGTCGGCCTCGGCCTTGCCGCGAGCACGGACAAGCTCGACGCGCTGGCCGACAAGGCATCGGCCATCAAAAATCAGGGCGCGGTTGACGCCAACGTCAAGGAGGGCGAGTCCTACACCATCCCCGCGGGCTATCACAACGGCTCCGGCACGGTCAAGGGCGTCTCCGGCGGCGGCAACTACAACCTGCAGGCCAAATCCGTCACGCCGACGAAGGAGCAGCAGTCCGTCACACCAGATCAGGGCTATTACGGCCTGTCCGGTGTGACCGTCGGCGCGATCCCGGAAAACTATCAGGACGTCTCCGCCACGACCGCCGCGCCTGCCGACGTGCTGGCGAATAAAGTCTTCATCGACGCGGACGGCGTAACGCAGGCAGGCACCATGCCGGACAACGGCGCGGTCGAAAAGGTTCTGGACGCTACGACCGGCAATCAGGAATACACCGTCCCGGCGGGCAAGCACTCCGGCGCGGGCAAGGTAGCCATTGCGCTGGAAACCAAGTCCGCCACGCCTGCCGAGGCCGCGCAGGACATTACGCCCACAAAGGGCAAAGTCCTCGGCACGGTCAAGGTCGGCGCGATTCCGGACAAATACAAGGACGTTTCCGGCGTGACTGCCGGAGCCGCCGACGTGCTGGACGGCAAGTTTATCGTGCTGGCAGACGGCAGCAAAGCCGAGGGCACGATGGCAAACAACGGCGCGATTGCAAAGACCATCGACGGCCTCACGCAGACCAGCGTAGACATCCCCGCAGGCTATACCTCCGGCGGCACAGTCAGCCTGACGGACGACATCGAAACCGCCCTCGCCGCGATTTAAGGAGGCCGACATGAGTATCCAGAGCGGGATCGATCGCATTATCACGGCTGTCGGCGCGGCGTATGACGCAGTGGAGGCCAAAGGCGGCACAGCCCCTGCGGCACAGACCATCGAAGGGCTTGCCGCAGCAGTCGGTACGATTCAGAACGGAATCGCTCTGCAGCTGATCGTAACAGTATCTGCCGGTGCGACGGTCACGGCGACGAACGGCTCAAAAACGATCAGAGGAACATCTGACAGCACCGGCGTTTGCACGCTTATCGTTCCGGAAACCGGAACATGGAGCGTATCTGCGACACTGGACGGGAAAACGTCCGACACAAAAGCCGTAACTATCACGGACAGTTACGCGGTGTCGCTTAATTTTGTATATCCGACACTGAATAAAAATACTTGGGAAACAATAAAAGATATATCCGACGCGGGACAGGGCGCGAACTATTGGAGCGTCGGTGACCGAAAGGCTGTAACGCTAAACGGCACGGTTGGACATCTTACACTATCTAATTACACAACATATGCGTTCATTATTGGATTTAACCATAACGCGAGCCTAGAAGGGGAAAACCGTATCCATTTCCAACTTGCAAAGACCGCGCTCTCCGGCGGTACGGACGTGTGTTTCTGCGATAGTTACTATACCTCGCCCGTTTCGACAACCGGCTATTTCTCTATGAACAGTAGTGCAACGAACTCCGGCGGATGGGCGAGCTCGCAAATGCGTACAAATATTTGCGGGACAAGCCTCTCGAGCTATTCCGGAACGATTATCGCAGTCATTCCGGCGGCGCTCCGTGCAGTCCTAAAGTCCGTTACCAAGTACACGGACAATACGGGAAATAATAGCACATCCGCGAGTGCGGTCACGGCGACAAAGGATTACTTTTTCCTCCTCTCGGAGTTTGAGGTTTTCGGGAGCATTTCGAGAGCAAACTCGAACGAGGCGAGTAAGCAAGCGCAGTACGCCTATTATTCCGCTGGAAACAGCAAGGTAAAGTACAAGCACAACGGAACGAGTGCCGCCGCTCGTTGGTGGCTCCGTTCTCCGCTTGCGAGCAGCTCCGACGGTTTCGAGAATGTGAACACCAACGGGACAGTCGAAGACCGCACCGCGCGCGCTTCCTTCGGCTTCGCGCCCGGCTTTTGCGTATGAGGGAGAAGCGCATGGAATATATCGTGTATAAGCGGTTCCGTGGGAATGGCATCGATGGAGCATTTAATCTCCGGTACGGAACTGTTGTATCGGAGATTGAAGGGTTCCTGTTTGCAGCAGACGGCAGGCGGATATGCGCTGCGACGTCCGAAAACGGGTGGGAGCATTTCAGGCCGAACACGCAGGAAGGTGCCGAGCGGCAGAAAATGCTGAACGATCTGTACCGATGGTACAGAAAAAACGGCTGCGGTGAAGACTTTACGGATGACAAATGGCCGGGGCAGGAAAACGGCTACTGGAAAAATCGACTGCGTACCGCAAGTACAAGTCGGCTGAAACAAATATACGCGGAAAAGATCGGAGGGGAAGTATGTATATAGTAACAAGCGAAGGGACGTTTGCTGGCTATGCGGACAGAGTAATACCGATTAAACTGCATCAAAATGGCTGCTATGTCCCATGCGAGGAAAGCGAAGCAGAAGCATTTTGCGCGAAGATGGCTGTGATTATTACGGATAAAGAAGGAACTGAGCATCAGGTGCTTTCTGACATGGTGTTCCATCTCGCTGGTTACACGCTGAAAGGCACAGAGCCGGAGGGCAGCTATGAGGAAATGGGCGCGGCACTACCACTCACAGATGCAGAGACCGCCGCGAAGATCCTGCTCGGGGAGGCGGAATAACATGAGCACCTACACCGAGCGGGCGCGGGCGCTGCGCCCCTATATCGTCAAAAGCGCCGCCAGTCTCACTGACGCCGACGCGAGTCTCGCGCCGGAGCTTTTCACCCGCCTGACCGGCTCCGGCAGCCTCGTCAAAGCCGGCATGCGCATCAACTGGGGCGGCACCATCAAGCGCGCCGCCTCCGACCTCTGGGACACGGCCCAGAACACCCCGGACGCCGCCCCGGCCCTCTGGGAGGACATCGCCTACAAACAGGGCTACAGGATCATCCCCGAGACCATCACTGCCGGTCTCGCCTTTGCCAAGGGCGAAAAAGGCTGGTGGCAGACTGAATTGTACGAATCCCTGCTGGACGCAAACGTCTGGACCCCGTCCGTAAACCCGGACGGGTGGAAGAAGATCACGGAAGAAGGTACATAGCCATGGACACCAAAACCATCATCGTCACCCTCGTCTGCGCCGTGCTCGGCGGGGCGGATAGAAGTGTATGAGCACAAGCAACACCGCCGGGCAGAAAATGACCGACGCAGAGCTCGCAAAGCTTGAAAAGCGGATTGCTGCGATATATAGGGAAGCGTATAACGATCTGACAGATACGATCAGGGATTACTTCGGTAAATTTGCAGCGCGTGACGCGGTGGAAAAGGCGCGGCTGGACGCTGGGGAGATCTCGGAGGATCAATACAAGCAATGGCGGCTTGCGCAGATCGGGCGTGGAAGGCGCTTTGAGGCGCTACGGGATAAGGTCGCAGAGCGCATGACAAATGCAAACGTTGCTGCTGTTGCGTATGTAAACGATGCAACGCCGGGCATTTACAGCTTGAACCGAAATTTCGCGGCGTACACCATTGAGCAGGTGACCGGAGATGTCGGCTTCGACATCTGGGACGAACAGACCGTGAAGCGCCTGATCTCCGAGCAGCCGGAGCTTATGCCGTACTATCCGGAAAAGCGGGCGCTCAACCGCGGGATAGATCTTGCATACGGGAAAAAGCAGATCACGGCCAGCGTCACCAGTTCCATTTTACAGGGCCGGAGCATCAAAGGCATGGCGGATGATCTGCAAAGCCGCATTACAACCATGAACCGCGACAGCGCCATCCGGACGGCCCGCACAGCCGTTACCGGCGCACAGAACGCCGGGCGGCTGGATTCCTATTATGCTGCCGAGAAAATGGGAATCAAGTGCAGAAAACAATGGATGGCGACGCTCGACGGAAGAACCCGCCACTCCCACGCCATGCTCGACGGCGAGATCGTGGATAACGACAAAAAGTTCTCCAACGGCTGCCGCTACCCAGGCGACCCGAACGGCCCACCGTCCGAAATCTATAACTGCCGCTGCACGCTGGTATCCGAGATCGAAGGAATCGACACCTCCGGAGGCAAGCGCCGCGCCAGGAATCAAGAGACAGAGCAAAATGAGCTTATTGAAAATATGACATACGCAGAATGGGCGGGGTGGAAGCAAGGGACAAATAAAGTTGCAGATGGCGAGGAATCTGCTATAATAAAAACATACAGACAGTTTGACACCGGCGATGCGGCAAATGATTTCTTCTATTACGACGGAGATGAACGTGGGCTGCTTGCGAAGAAACGCAGCAAGCATGCGCAATGGCAAAAGTCTTTGACGGAAGATGAAGATTACGCTATCGGCGATTATACCGGCGGCGGGTATTACGACATAAACTCATATTTGCGTAAAACTGGCGATTGGGAAAATATCAATGCTGAATTTGTTAAACAGCAAATAAAAGGGCTTGATAGCGCAATAAGCCGATATGAGTTAAAAGACAATATTCGTGTCCAGCGCGGCGTGATGAACGACGTTATTGATAGGCTCGTGGAAGATAATGACGTTCAGGATAGTTTGAGCGAACTCATAGGAAAAAAATTTCGAGAATCGGCGTATTCCAGCACGACGGTTGTCCGAAACAATGGCGTTGCAACTGCAAAACCGACAATCCTTGATATCGAAATTCCCGCTGGAACGGGGCGCGGAGCATATGTCAATCAGCTTGCTGGGCAGTTCCAAGATACTGAGTACGAATTTTTACTTAAGCGCGGTTCAACATTTACGATTAAGGAAGTCCGCGAGGACGAAAGCATGGGCGAATACCATTATTACATAAGGATGGTGATGGACGTTGAGTGAGTACGCAAAAAAGTTGCGCGAAAAACACGCTTTGCAAGAGAATAGAGACCTTGGAGCCGTGTTCGCAAAATGTGAAAAGCTTGGCTGTTCTCGGGATTTTGTGAAATCGTTTATTACGCGAGCGGAATTGCTCCCCATGAAGCAGACTTTAGCGTTTTTGGAAAACAAAGATGCGAACGGCGAGAACCTAAAACGATGGAGTACGCTTATATGCACACTCATTGAGCAGAAACCAGAATCCGAAAAGAAACGCGAATGGAAACGGTGTTTGAAGGTGATCGGCGATGAGCGTTGAATTTATCGACAATTCCGAAGAAGTGAAGTCTGCTATGCACGACGCGCTGATTCGCGCCCTCGAAAAGATTGGAATGACGGCTGAAAAGTACGCGAAGCGGCTGTGCCCGGTGGACACCGGCAATCTGAGGAACAGTATCACGCACCGCGTAGATGAAGGGGAACCGGCTGCATACATCGGAAGTGACACGGAATATGCCGCATACGTCGAACTCGGAACCGGTAAGTATTATCCGGGCGGGAGACCTACGCCGTGGGTGTATCAGGACGCAAAGGGGAACTGGCACTGGACGGCCGGAAACAAAGCACAGCCGTATTTGAAGCCCGCAGCAGCGGACCATTCGGCGCAATACCGGAAAATCGTCGAAGATGAGATGAAAAACGGATAAAGATTGCGTCCCAGAGCCATAAATATACGGTATAAGTGTGGTAACAGCAAAGAAATGACTGTTGCCACATTTTTTGTTCTGTCGCGGCAAAGCACCGCCGACAAGGGAAAGGAAGATAGAACATGGCACTGACGCGCAAGCTCCTGAAGGGAATGGGGCTGACAGAAGAGCAGATGGATACGATCATTGAGGCACACACCGATACCGTAGACGGGCTGAAAAGTGACCTTGCACGGTATAAGGCAGACGCCGAAAAGCTCCCCGGAGTACAGGCGGAGCTTGAAAACCTGAAAGCCAAAGGCGACGATGGCTGGAAGGATAAGCACGACAAGATCAAAAAGGAATTTGACGACTACAAAAGAGAGCAGATGCAGAAGGAAACCAAGAGCGCGAAGGAATCCGCGTATCGGGAACTTTTGAAGTCTGTGGGTATCAGCGAAAAGCGCATTGATTCGGTTTTGAAGGTCACCGATCTTTCTTCGATTGAATTGGAAGACGGCAAGATCAAGAATGCCGATGATTTGAAGAAGTCCATCAAGGAAGAGTGGGCAGATTTCGTTGTTACCACGAAACAGAAGGGCGCGGACACCAAAGACCCGCCCGCAAACAACGGCGGCGCTATGAGCCGGGACGACATCTTCAAAATCAGGGACGCGTCTGAACGGCAGGCAGCAATTGCCGCAAATCTCAATTTGTTCGGAAAGGAAGAATAAACATGGCAGCAAAGACCAATCTGACGATGACGAGCGACGTTCAGGTAACCGCTCGTGAAATCGATTTTGTAACCCGCTTTGCGCGGAACTGGCAGCACCTGCGCGACATTCTAGGCATTATGCGCCCCATCAAAAAGCAGCCGGGAACCGTCCTGAAATCCAAGACTGCAAGCGTGACGCTCGCGCAGAGCGTCGGCGAGGGCGAAGAGATCCCCTATTCCAAAGCGACTGTCGTTGAAAAGGACTACGCCAACATCAACGTCGAGAAGTACGCAAAGGCTGTTTCCATCGAGGCGATCAAGGAATACGGCTATGACGTTGCCGTCGCCCTGACCGACGAGGCGTTCCTGTATGAGCTGCAGACCAATGTCACCAATCGGTTCTACGATTATCTGAATACCGGCCTGCTGACCGTCAGCGAAACCAACTGGCAGCGCGCGCTTGCAATGGCGAAGGGCGCTGTTATCAACAAGTTCAAGCAGATGCACCGCACCGCGACCAACGTTGTTGGCTTCGTGAACGTGATGGATCTGTACGATTACCTCGGCGGCGCCGATATCACCATCCAGACTGAATTCGGCTTCCAGTACATCAAGAACTTCATGGGCTATAGCACCGTGTTCCTGCTGTCTGACGATGAGATCAAACGCGGTCGTGTTATTGCGACTCCGGTCGAGAACATTGTCCTGTACTACATTGACCCAGCTGACAGCGATTTCGCCCGTGCCGGTCTCGACTACAGAACCGACGGAGAAACCAACCTTGTCGGTTTCCATGTGCAGGGCAACTACTCCACTGCGGTCTCCGAGTCCTTTGCGATCATGGGCATGACCCTGTTCGCGGAGTATCAGGACGGCATTGCCGTTGCTGACATTGACGAGACCCCGTCGCTCGGCACGCTGACGGTTACCTATGCGGCGGGCACGGCGACAGGTGACACGAAGATCACGGTAACGCCCGCGAAGGAAGCAAGCGGCAACGTCTACAAGTACAAGGTAGGCGATTCGGCTGAGACTGTCACCTACGGCCAGAACGTCAGAACGTGGCCGACGTGGGACGGCAAGTCCGATGTCACGGCAGCGACGGGCAAGAAGATCACAGTCGTTGAGGCTGACGCGACTTACAAAGCGCAGAAGGCTGGCAACGCAACGGTAACGGCAAAGTAAGGAGGCGGCAGCGCAATGCTAACCGAATTGTGCGGGGTTCTGCGGAACTGGTTTGAAACGGATCGGATCAGCGGAACGTACACAGTAGAAAACGGCAGCATTGCGCTGCCGTTCCTGCAAGAAGGGCAATTCTTCCGGATTGTAGGTTCCGTTTTTAATGACGGTGTGCACCAATACCCGGATTACGGGATGGCCGACGAGACCTTTGATGGCTCTGTCTGGCCGATGGCCGTCCCGTCCGCTGTCCTCGCCCTCGAAGCTGAGATCAGAGCATGGCAGGAGAAAAACGGGGACGCGGCAGCAAGCCCGTTTACCTCGGAAAGCTTCGGAGGCTATAGCTACTCGAAGGGATCGAGCGGAAGTGCCTCCGCGAATGGGGCTGTGACATGGCAGACGACGTTCAAATCGCGCATGAACCAGTGGAGGAAGATCTGATATGAGTTTACTTGATGATTTTGCCCGCCCGTGCGTGCTGCTCGAAAAAAGCCGGACGCCGGACGGAGCGGGCGGTTACGTCACGATATGGACGGACGGGGCGGAATTCGCAAATTACCAGATGCTCGATACGTCAATGGAGGCTCGCAGAGCGGAGAAGGAGGGCGTGACAAGCGTTTACTCGGTGCTTGTGCAAAAAGCCGTACCAATCGATTATAACGACTTCTTCCGCGACAAGACGACCGGCGAGACGTACCGCGTCACGTCCGAGCCAAAGGACAAGCAAACACCGAAGTCCGCAAGCTTCGATCTGAAATACTTCACTGCAGAAAAGAAAGCGCTGCCAACATGACGAAAGACAAAGCATTGCATGCGTGGTTCTCGCAATTTCTCACGGCATACCCCACATCAAGTGTCCCGGACGATGCCGTTTTTCCGTGGCTGACCTATGAGCTGATTACCGGCGCGTGGGACAGCGGAGAAATCGGCCTGACAGTAAATCTCTGGTACTACACCACGCAGGAAGCAGAACCGAACGCGAAAGCGCAGGAAATCTCGGACGCTATCGGCTTGGGCGGCGTGTTTGTGCCGTGTGACGACGGCGCAATCTGGATCAAGCGCGGATCTCCGTGGTGTCAGAACGTCCGGGACGATTCTGATGCAAATATCAAGCGGCGGTACTTGAACATTACAGTCGAGTACATCACCGCAAACTGAAAGGACTGATTTCATGGCGAAATTCACAAAAATACCTGCTGATACCTTCAAGCAGCTACAAATCAACGCCGGTGTAATTCTGAGCAATTTCACACCAGCGACCGGTGCATTTGAACCAGAAGACCAGCTGGGCGCTACCACTGGGGGCGTTACATTCTCGGCAACGCCAGCATACACCGATTTCGGCGAAGACGTTGACAACTGCCCCAAGAATACCATGGAGCTGAAGCGGCAGGACGACGTGGACGTAAAGTGCTCCGGAACATTCGTTTCGGCAACAACAACGTCCGCGAAGTCTCTGATGGCGGCAGCGGACATCGACGGAACAGACACGACCAAAGTCGTCCCGCGCCGCGACCTGTCCAGTGCTGATTTTGCGGATATCTGGATCGTCGGGGACTACTCCGAAAAGAACGGCGCAAATAATGGTGGCTTTATTGCAATCCACATGATGAATGCGCTTTCTACGGGCGGCTTCCAGCTGAAGACCACAGATAAGGGCAAGGGGCAGATGGCTTTCGAGTACACCGCGCACTATTCGATCTTGAAACAGGACGTTGTGCCGTATGAGGTTTATATCAAAGCCGGTACGGACGAAACGTAAGGAGAAGAAAGTATGAAATTTTCGGAACTTAGCACGGATAGGGCAGCTGATGTTCTTTGCGAGGTCAGCGTGTACGCACTCAATATTCTGATGGACGATGAGCTGCGGGAGAGTCTGAAAGCACAGATCGACGCGGAGAAGCCGCAGACGGCGGGAGAACGGTACGCGATCGGTGCGCAGAAGATCGGTCAGTGGATTCCCCTGATTCTGAAAAAGCACCGGGAAGATACGCTTGGTATTCTGGCTGCGGTCAACGAAACGACTGTTGAGGCGATCAAAAAGCAGAGCATCCTAAAAACCATGCGGCAGATTCAGGAGATCGCCAAGGACAAGGATATGCTGAATTTTTTCAAGTCGTGCGCGTCGGAGGCGAAAGCGTAACGCTTGCGCTGCTGACAGCTCCAAAAATAAGCGCCGGAGGGCTGATTCGCCTTTTGCCGATTTTAATAAAGCGGCAGAACGAGGAATCAGCCTTTCGCATTTATGCGGCGGAGTGTATGCGCACGATCACGGAAAATACAGCGAAATTCGCGGGCGGAAGCTTTGTGCAGGCAAAGTACACCGATCTTATCAGCCCGAAGCCGCAGGACAACCGAACCTGTGAGGAGATCACCGCCGACGTTGTACGCCGGTGCGGATTGAAGGTGAAAAAATCCAAAGATGAATCTGTTTGAACTTTTTGTAAAAATCGGCGCCGATACGTCCGAGGCCGACAAGGGCATCGAAGAAACCGGGAAGAAAACATCCGGCCTCGGCGAGAAGATTAAAAACGGCCTTGCCACTATCGGCAAGGCTGCGGTAGTCGGCGTGACGGCAGCGGCGACGGCAATCGGCACGATTGGAACAAAGGCAATCCAAGCATATGCGGACTACGAGCAGCTTGTCGGCGGCGTAGAGACGCTTTTTAAGGATAGCCAAGATAAAGTCATGGAGTACGCAAACAACGCGTATAAAACCGCTGGGTTGTCTGCGAATGAGTACATGGAGACGGTGACAAGCTTTTCTGCATCCCTGCTGCAGTCTCTTGATGGGGATACCAGTGCAGCGGCAGAAAAGGCAAATTTGGCGCTGACTGATATGTCCGATAATGCCAACAAAATGGGATCGGACATGACTTTAATCCAAAATGCATATCAGGGCTTCGCAAAAGCAAACTATACGATGCTTGATAACCTCAAGCTCGGTTACGGCGGCACGCAGGCCGAAATGCAGCGGCTCCTTGAAGATGCGGAGAAAATTTCCGGTATCAAATACGATATTTCCAGCTATGCGGATATCGTAGATGCAATCCATGTGATTCAAACCGAAATGGGCATCACCGGGACGACTGCAAAAGAAGCCGCGTCCACAATTCAAGGCTCGTTCGGCATGGTAAAAGCCGCGTGGCAGAACCTCGTGACCGGCCTCGCCGACCCGGATCAGAATCTCGGAACCCTCGTGGGCAACTTCACGGATTCCATTGTCGTTGCGGGCAATAACCTGATCCCGCGCATTCAGGAGCTTTTGCCGCGCATTGTGGAGGCGATTACTACGCTGATGGTAACCGTAAGCACGCAGCTTCCGGGCATACTCGGATCCACCCTTCCCTCGCTTATAGAGGGCGCGACAAGCCTGGTCACCGGGCTTATGTCCGCGCTCCCGGAGATCCTTACCGTTCTGGGCGATATTGCACCGACGGCAATTGGAATTCTAGTCCCGGCCATAGTCGAGCTTCTGCCGGAAATCATTCAAACCGGTATAGATGTTGTTATCTCTCTGGTACAAGGCATTACGGAGACGCTTCCGGAATTGATCCCGGCGGCAACGGAAGCAATCATCAAAATCGCCGAAACGCTGACCGACCCTGGCAATCTCGGGAATTTGGTAGATGCGGCGCTTGATATCATCCTCGCTCTGGCGGACGGAATCATTGACGCCGTCCCGAGGCTGCTTGAGGTGGCGCCCAAGCTTATCACAAATCTCATCACCGCGCTTATTGAAAACTTCCCCAAAATCATTGAATCCGGCGCAAAACTTGTTATGTCGCTGATCGATGGCCTGATTAAATCCATTCCGCAGCTTACTGCGGCTGTGCCAAAACTCATTATCGGGATTGTACAGGGAATTCTTAACAATCTTCCGCAAATCATCATGTCCGGCCCACAAATCATTATGGCGCTTATTGAGGGCCTTATTAGCGCAATCCCCGAGTTGATTCTGGCAATTCCAACGCTGATCCAATCGATTGTAGATACGTTCCTCGGCTACGATTGGGGCAGCATCGGAACGAATATCGTTGATGGTATCAAAAACGGATTCCTGCACATGTGGGAGAGCCTAAAGCGGACGGTAAGCGATATGGTCAATGGACTTGTGAGCGGCGTCAAGAGCATCCTCGGTATTGCGTCCCCATCTAAAGTCTTCGCCGGAATCGGCGGCTACATGGCAGAAGGACTCGGGCAGGGCTTTGACAGGGAAATGCTCGGGGTGCGGAAAGATATCGAAGATCAGATGACCTTCGGAACAACGTCCTTCTCTGTGTCCGGCGCGGCAAAGTCCTCCGTCGGCGTCGTGAACGGCCTGCTGGCCAACAACCAGCCGAGCGGGCTGACACAGGTGAATCTTGTCGTTGACGGCCAAACGCTGGCGCGGGTACTGTTCGATCCGCTGCGAGGTGAAATTCTGCAAAGGGGTGTGTCACTTGCGTAGAATTAAAATCACGGACGGCACAAACACAGTCACCCTCCTGCGCGATCTCGTGTTCACGATTCAGCCGAAGGATATTGGCGCAACCGCGACAATGGCATCCGGAAAGACGGTTATGGATATCATCGGGGTAAAAAATGAATTGAAAATCCCGACGGGATGGCTTTCTGTCGCCGATCTCCGAAAACTCCGCAGCATGATCAACACGAAACATGTGTTGAGCGTGACATACCCGGATGTAGACGGCGACAAAACAAGGGATTTCCTTTTTGAACAGCCGGAATACAAGGCGATTATCTACGATGAGGACGGCGTATCGCAGTGGTGCGGCGTCACGATCTCCGCGACACAGCAAGGGGTGGATTGATGCAGAAGGTATCGAGCAATTACGCACCGTTTACACCGGTGCGTGAGGTCGGCATGCTTGTCCGGTTTTACATTGTTGACCCGTCGGCAAAGAAGAACGGTACGGCCTCTGCATCTGATTCGGCACCAGGCACAAGCGCCGCCGAAACGATCAGCGACAGAGAAACCATATCCGGGAAGTTTGCTGGGCTTGAATTGAACCGGTGGGTTCTGGATGGGACAATCGATATTCCGAACGATAGCTTTGACGGGCAGCATGTAGGCTGGTGGAGCGGAGTAGTATCAAACGAGAGCGCCGAAATGGCAAGCATAATTACGTTTAAATTCTCCGCTCCGGTATCCACGATTGGTTGGGCGATGCTGTTTGATGAAAAAATGAACCAATACCCGGCGCAGATCACAATTACCGCATATGCGAGCGACGGATCGGCGGTCGTAACCGGAACAAAGATGATCACGCAGGCGCGGCAGAACATCAGCATGACTGCCGCAAATTACACAAAGCTGACGATTCGATTTGACAAGACGCTCCTGCCAAAGACACGCGCCCGGCTGCGGCAGATCGATTTCGGCCTGACGGAAACCTACGAAAACGACACAATGGCCGACGTGAAGATTATAGAGGAAGCATCCGTTTCCTGCGAATCGTTCCCGTCCCGGCAGATTTCCTTTACATTTGACAACGCGGATCATCGGTACAACATTCTGAACCCGGACGGCGTTTTCTCCGTGATTCAGGATGGCCAGAAATTGCTTGCCAGATGCATTGTAAACGGAGAGAGCATAGACGTTGGCGAGTTCTTTTTTACATCCGTTACAGCACGCGATTCCGGCGTTACGGCACAGCTTGTCGGAAACGATATGGCTGCGACACTCGATCGCGCAACCTATGAGGCCGGAAACGCTACCGCGTGCAAGCTCCAGACTGTAGTTGCGTCCGTACTGGAAGGATACGACGTCACTGTGATCTACGGCGGCGGCGCAGACGAAAGAACGGTAGTCCCTGCAATCCCTCGGAAGACGACGAGACGCGAGGCAATCCGGATTCTGGCGCAGGCCGCAATGTGCTCCGCGTGGTTTGATCGATCCGGAAACCTGCACATCGCGGAGCTTTCAGCAGGCGCAGTATTGGGAGAAATAACGCCGGATGAGCTTTACAACTATGACGGTGTATCCATATCGGAAGCGGTTGATTGCGTGGAACTGCACGTTAAGAGCGACTACGCAAATATTGACACAACGATCACAGCTGGGAGCGGGAAAAACATCAAGAGCGTAAATAACCCGTGCGTAGCGCCTGCAAACTATCAGAGTGTGGCCGCGTGGCTGCTTGCGCAGTATAATCGCCGAAAGATCTACAGCGTGAAAAACCGGGGCAATCCGGCGCTCGAAACCGGTGACACCATCAAAATCTCCGACGCATTCGCACAAAACGAAAATGCTGTGCAGACCGGTATGGAACTGACGTTCAGCGGAGGCGGAATTTATGCCGTAACGAAAGGAGTTGGCGCATGAGCACCATCATTGACAACCTCATCACCGACCGGACGCAGGCGGACGTGGAGCGCGTCAAGGCGCTTGCCGCGAAGGGCTTTGCTGCCATGACCGCAGCCGAGCGGGCGGAATGGCTGGCCGGGATGAAGGGCGCGTATAATGCAAGCGACATGAATCGCGTGGGGACGGCCCTGAATTATCTGGCGGCGCGTCTTGCGCCGGTCTGCGGCATGAGTATCGCATGGTCTGCAAAAACAGATTGGGCCGTAACGGACATTGCAACGGCCTCACAGGCTGAGACATACCGGCAGCAGATACAGGATATCCGTGGCGCACTGGCATACCCCGAAGGAACACCGGACGCGCCCGTCCTCGACCGGCTGACCTATACCGGCGCAAACGATATCGAGCGCATTCTTGCGCTCTGCGAGGAACTGATCGATAACATCACAAAGGCGTTCCGCTACACCGGCGCTGCGGAATGCGCGACAGGAGGCTTGATATGAAAGATCGTCAACCTACTAAAGTTCTTACAAACGGTGCTATTCGATATGGCATCTACAATTCCGACGGTAGTCTTGATCACTACGAGTACATGAAACGTATGGACGAGCCAACAGTTGAGGGTACGCCTCTCAATAAAGCAAATCTTCTGTCCGATGCCACTGCCGCCAAGCTCTGGCCGAACGCAACCACGAGGCCGGAGGACCCGACAGTCAACGACGCGCTCGGCAAGCTTTCGGAGGGTACGGCCAAAGTCGGCGACATCGCTATCACCGCCCGCACCGACCTCTCCGACGCATGGCTCCCGTGCGACGGTAGGTACATTTCCGGCGCACAGTACCCGGAACTGTTCAATATATTGAGATCCAGCAAGACCGATGCTGCGTGGGATGTTTCCACGTTGATGAACGCAAATCTCTACAATCCAAGCATTTCATATGCAAATGGGTATTGGTTTATCACGAGCGCGAATAGCAATAGCCCTGATTATCTGGACGGTAAAATCTACTATTCTTCAGACCTTGTTTCTTGGAATGATATTTCTATACCTAAAAATCCATTGAAGGGAAAAAAATATACAGGCCTCACCATAATTAGCAGCAGTATAGTAAGGCAGACTACGGTTCAATACTTAAACGGGGAATATGTGCTTGTCTTTTATATGAGTTTTGCCACAGATCCCGGCGGAGCAAATAGTTCTCGTTTGTACGTTTGTGCGCACACTGATACGCTTAATCCTGTTAGCTGGAAATTCACTGTACTATCTACTACGGAAGACTTTTTACCGGAGAGTTATCCCCCTCCCGTGTGGCTGTTTTATGACGGATCAAAGTATATTGCATCGATCGAGTATCAGGACGCTAAGGACTACGAATGTCTATACCGCGCTGATCTCGTCGAAGAACCAGAAGCAATTACCTTAGACGGATGGGCATTTTCAAAATACAGTGACAGCAGCTTGCCGAAAAAATATAATGCGGAAACGGGGTATTTTTATAGGATATATGATTACTACGAAAATTCTACGCGTAGGCAACAGCTTCAGCGAACGCAGTATCCGCTCGACCAAAGCTCGTGGACGACTGTTTTCAGCCATACGTCTTTCGACGTTTTGGAGTATGCCGTAGACGGAAATACCATTTCAATCATAACGGCCTCATCGGATAACAAATACGCCTATTTCAAATCCGAAAATAATGGTGCAACGTTTACGCAGGTTATTGCAAACTCTACGATATCTGGTTTAACAGCGTCAAGGTACGAATTTCCCGCCGGTATGATTCTTGTGGACGGCGTATCCGTGTGTGTCGCTGCATCATCTAGCGCGTACACAACCCAAAAATTAGTACTTGCGGATGATGACGCTTCTGGCTTCGTGTGTATAACAATGCCGCACGCGCTCAACCGGTTCATCAACACATATCAGCCCGCGGCAGCGTGCGGGAGTTTGGCGGCGGTCGTAACTTCCGCCGCAGGAAATGGGTACATAATGTATCATGATTTCGCGTATGGAGATAAGAAAATCCCAACAGTTGCACCGGGGCTTCGCAGTCATGCCTACATCAAGGCATTGGAGGAATAGCCATGCGGGAGAGAATCGGCACAAACGATCTCGCAAACGGGGCCGTCCGGTACGGGGTGTATGACGCGGCGGGAAGCCTTCTGCGGTATGAATGGCTTCGCCCGGAGGACGAGCCACTGGAGGCCGGGACGCCGCTCACGGCCGGGAACCTGCTGACGGCACAGAGCGCTGCAAAGATCTGGCGAGCGGGCGACGCACCGGCGAACCCGATGGTAAACGAGGCATTCGGGAAGCTGTCGGAGCCGAATTATCACGTCGGTGACATCCTCACGACCGTCCGCGTCCTCTCCGCCCCGTGGCATGCCTGCGATGGCTCTACCTTCGATCAGACTGCCTACCCGGCCCTCTACGCCGTCCTCGGCGGCACGACGCTGCCAAGCATCAGCTATTCAAGCGACACCACTACCTACATCAAAATGGCGGACGATTAGCCCGGCAAATAAAAGAGAAAGGTACAGAAAAATGGACACCAAAACCATCATCGTCACCCTCGCCTGCGCCGCGCTTGGCTCATCCGCGCTGACGGCGGTCGTCAATGCCGTCGTTGGCGCGATACAGAAAAAGCGCGGCAAGGCCACGACGCAGGAGGCGCACCTAGCCGAGATCGACAAAAAGCTCGGGAAAATGCAGGAGCATCAGGACGAGCAATATCTGGCGATCCTCCGCCTCACGATCATGAGCGAGGAAATGCCGATGGCAGAACGCCTGATCGCCGGGCAGAAATACGTCACACTCGGCGGGAACGGCGACGTGAAGAAGTTTTTACACCAGCTGGAGGCGCAATGCGGGCATAGCAATGGAATTCAGTAAAAAGTGGCTGATTTGCAGCGCGCTCGTCAGCCTCGCACTCATCATCGCCTGCGCGGCAGGCGCAGACCTGACGGAGATCACGCTTGCGGTGCTGGCTGAAACGACGGCTTCCAGCGGCTTTTACCTCTGGAAGGCCAAGAATGAGAACCGCGCGAAGTACGCGCAGAAGTACATGGATAAATGGGCCGAGAAATACGGCCCGGAAGCGGCAGCACGCATCGCGGAGATCGTGCTGAAAGATTGAAAGGAGCATACATATGGACTACACACAGATTATCTCGGCAGTGATCGCGCTCATCAGCGCGCTCGTCTCTGCATTTCTGATCCCGTGGCTCAAAACCAAGATCGACGCGGATAAGCTGCAAACGCTCCGCACTTACGTTGAGATCGGCGTAAAGGCGGCGGAGCAGTTGTACACCGCGACGGACGGCGAGGAAAAGAAAGCCTATGTGATCAATTTTCTGGCCGAACACGGAATCAGGTTCGACGTATCTACAATCGATCAGCTGATCGAGGCCGCCGTGCTGCAGCTGCACCACGAGTTGTACGGGAGTGAGCGGGCATGAGTATCAAGATCGGACAGGCCAGTCTTGGAGAAACCGGAGGCCGCAACCAGCAGCCCGGCAACCAGACCGGGCGGGAACTGAATATCTCCAACTGGTACAATGGCCGCTGGCTCGGAATCTTGCGCTACAAGAGCCGCAAAAAGGCCGAGCGGGCCGCGCAGACGTGCGAGGCGGCCATTAAGAACCGGAACATCGGCTACGACATGGACAACAGGAACACGGCGTATGAGGCAGCCAGAGCCGTCGGGTGGGACGTGAGCAGGATCACAAAGCCCGTGGAGACGGACTGCTCCGCGCTCATGATGCTCTGTGCCGTGGCTGCAGGCTGCGCGTCGGTTGAAGCGCTCTACCGTCGGCAGGGCAACAGCTGCACCACCTACTGTATGCTGCACGATTGGCCCGCAACGGGAGACTTTGAGCTGCTGACCGGCAGCAAGTACCTGACGACAGACGCCAATCTCCTGCGCGGCGACGTACTGGTAAGCTCGGGCCATACCGTGATGGCCCTCGAAGATGGAAAAAATGCAGAGGAGGAAACCGAAATGGTCGAAAAGAGCAAGATCATCGTGGACGGCAAGGAAGTTGCCGTTGAGCGCATCCTGAAGAACGGCACGAATTACATCAAAGTGCGCGATCTGGCCGCTGCGCTGGATCTCGAAGTGAGCAACAAGGGCAATATCGCTGTGCTGAATCACAAGGAAAAGTAAGGAGGCGGGGCCTATGTCGCCGCAGGCGCGGGCCAAGCTGCCGCCAGAGCTGGGCCGCCTGACTCGCAAGGATATGGAGACCGTGATCTATCAGGCCAATCTTGGCCGGGAAAATGAGAAGATCGCGCAGCTCTATTTTGTGGATAAGCTTCCCCAAGTCGATGTCGCAACGGAGCTGTTTCTAGGCCGCGCCACGGTACAGCGCCGCCTGCCGGAGATCATGGCGCGGATGAAGGCTGCGTCCGGCAGTCTTCCAAACTGAGCGGAAATGATGCACAAGTGATACGCAGCTGAGGCACATCAAAACGCAAAAAAGCCCATACTGGACACATCAAAGGAGTGTTCGGTATGGGCTTTTCTTATTTCAATCCAAATCCCGCCGGGCAGAAGGTCGGGGACTGCACCGTCCGGGCTATCGCAAAGGCGACTGGGAAGAGCTGGGACGAGGTGTATATCGGCCTGTGCCTGCAGGGGCTCATCATGGGCGATCTGCCGAGCGCAAACAGCGTGTGGAGCGCATACCTCCGGCAGCAGGGATTTACCCGGAACGTAATCCCGAACACGTGCCCGGACTGCTATACCGTCGCGGATTTCTGCGCAGATCATCCGCGCGGCGTGTATGTGCTGGCGTTGTCAAGCCACGTTGTGTGCGTGGAGGATGGGACGTATTTTGACACGTGGGATTCTGGGAGTGAAATTCCACTGTTTTATTGGGCAAAGGAGGAAGCATGATGTTTGGACAACAGCCGTATGTGTATCAGCAGCCGATTTACAATCAGCCGCCCATGCCGCAGATGCAGGAGCCGCAGATGCAGATGCGTCCGCAGTATCAGCCCGCGCCGCAGATGCCGGCTTATCAGCCGCAGCCACAGCAGCCGCAAAACCAGTCGATCATCTGGGTTCCTAACGAGCAGGCGGCAAATGACTTTATCGTCGCGCCCAACAATGCTGTTACGCTTTGGGATATGAACGCGCCGGTCGTGTACGTCAAAAAGGCCGACGCAAGCGGCAAGCCGAGCATGACGACCTACGACCTTGTAGAGCGTGCGCAGGCCGCGCCAGCGCCCGCAGCGCCGCGAAAAGACATGAGCGAAGAATATGTGACCCGCAGAGAGTTTGAAGAGCTTGTGGCGAAGCTGGCCGCCCCAAGCGTCAGGCCGCGAAAGATGAAGGAGGCGGACAATGAACCCACTGTTTAACGCCCTCGGCGGCGGACAGCTGCCCGGCCCGATGGGGCAGTTCCAGAACATGATACAGCAGTTCCGGCAATTCCAGAACAGCTTTCAGGGGGATCCAAAAGCAGAGATCGAAAAGCTGGTGCGAAGCGGGAAAATCTCGCAGCAGCAGTTGAATCAGCTGCAGCAGGTGGCGGGGCAATTCCGGCAACTGCTGCAATAGTTCGGGAATTCCAAACAGTTGAACGATCAAAATCGTGGCCACGATTGAGATAAATCTTTTGAATCTACGAAAGGAATGAAAAATATGAGTTTGAATGACGGCTCCCCGACCATGACAATGCCCGTCGCACCTACCGGCATGACAGGCGGCGGCTGGGGCGGCTTCGGCGGCGATAATGGCTGGTGGATCATCATCCTGTTCCTTGCCATTTTCTGCGGCTGGGGCGGCTATGGAAACGGCTTCGGCAACAACGGCAGAAATTCCGGCGGCGTTGTAGACGGCTATGTGCTGGCCTCTGACTTCTCCAACATCGAGCGCAAGATCGACAGTGTAAATCAGGGACTTTGCGACGGATTTTACCAGCAGGCGCAGCTTGTCAACGGCACCAACATGGCGATGGCAAACGGCTTTGCTCAGGCCGAGCTTTCCCGCTGCAACCAGCAGGCCGCGCTTATGCAGCAGCTGAACAACATGGCGATGCAGGCACAGGAGTGCTGCTGCGAAAACCGCGCTGCAATCGCCCAGGTGCGCTATGACATGGCGACGCAGGCGTGCGACACCCGCAACACCGTGCAGAACACCACCCGCGACATCATCGACGCCATGAACTGCGGCTTCCGCAGCATCGACCAGCGTCTGACGGCGCAGGAGCTTGCGGCGAAGGACGCGAAGATTGCCGAGCAGAACCAGCAGCTTTTCGGCTACCAGCTGGCAGCATCGCAGGCGGCACAGAACAATTACCTTGTTTCCACGCTCCGCCCGAGTCCCAGCCCGGCCTATGTTGTAGCGAATCCGTACTGCTGCAACAGTGGCTACAACTACGGCTGCGGAAACTGCGCGTAACAACTCCACATCGTAGAGCTTTTTCGTGGCCTCACGAAAATGATCGGCCCCATTGCCGATACTCGACAGCAACGCGGCGGGGCAATCGTCCCGCCGCTATATTTTTATGAAAGGAATGATTTTATGGCAACATACAAGGAACTCAAACAGAAATACATCGATCACCTGATGGGCGTGGATCTGTACAAGATGAACATCACAGATCTCTACACATACGCCTGTATCCTGAAAACGGTGGACGAAATGGAGCAGCCGAACTGCGCAGAGGCGATGAAGACGGCGATGGAGCCGATTTTGAACTACTGCAAAGCAGGCAATTCGGGAAGCGGGGTGTTTGGAATTGGCTGAGTTTACGAATTCCAACATCGTCGGCGTCGCCGCCGGGCAGAACGTCCCGCTGGCGGAAACGGCAGTGAGCAGCAAGCCGTGCATCGTTCACCGCGAGGGCAGCGGCCTGATCACGCTGCGCGGGCTGACGAATCAGTGTAGAGCAGTTTTCAAAGTCTCCTACGGCGGCAACATCGCAATTCCAACCGGCGGCACGGTCGAGGCGATCACGGCCGCACTTGCCATCAACGGTGAAGCCCTGGCAAGCGCGACGGCGACTGTGACACCGGCAGCGGTAGAAAACTACTTCAACGTTTATGTATCCGCACAGGTGAGCGTGCCGAGAGGCTGCTGCCTGACGGTAGGTATGCGGAACACCAGCACGCAAACGGTTAATTTTGCAAACAGCAATCTTACCGTCGAGCGCGTAGCATGAAAGGAGGAAGCAATATGTATGATCTGAGGAATCTCCGCGAAATGCTCTGCAAAGAGCTGGACGAAATTGCCGAGAAGCGGGAAATGTCCGCAGGCGACCTCGACGCGATCCAGAAGTTGACCAGCTCCATCAAGAATACCTACAAGATCGAGATGGCTGAAGACGGCGGCTATTCCCGCGACGGCGAGTGGGAGGCGGATATGCGCGGCACATATGGACGCGGAAGTTCATACCGTGGGCGCCGCCGCGACGCAATGGGCCGCTACAGCCGCACAGACGCCCGCGAGCATATGCATGCGCAGCTGGAGGATATGATGCGCGACGCGGACGACGATAAAACCCGTGACGCGATCCGCCGCTGCATGGAGCAGATCGAGCGGGCATAAGGAGGCGCGATATGCTGGATAAAGCCGAGATCCGTAAGGAGATAGCGCGGCTGGAATATGAGGAATCCAGCTATCCCAATTATGCCAAACTGGCAGATCTTTATGTGATACGCGACAAGATGCAGGAGGAGGAACGGGGCGACGGCGGTAGGTATGTGGGTTGCTACTCCGGCGCTCCCGCCCCTGTGACCGCAGAACCGGCTACCGTGGGCGAGTACGGGGACAGTGATTTTTTACTTGCGGTAGCCGGGAAAGACCCGGCAAGGGCTTGGGCGGTCGTTGATGAACTTATGGACACATTATCGCTTGTGAACCGAAAAGTCTATGATTCTATGCTTCGGAAAATAAAGTCCATGTAGCAAAAAAATAGGGGAGTCCCCTCGCATTGCGCTGAATCTGTAACATATAATGTAGCATACGGGAAATAATTTTATGTTACAGAGCGTGTCATAACGTGATTTTTTGCTTTTTGAAAATACGCAGAAAATAGGGTGAAAAGCATAAAAAAGTACCGATTTTAGATTTAAAACATCTAAAATCGGTACTTTGGCGCGGAAGGAGAGATTTGAACTCTCGCGCGCTTTTTAGACGCCTACTCCCTTAGCAGGGGAGAAAAAACCATTGAAAACACTGGAGAAATTGGCGTTTGTAACATATTTTGTAGCATACAGAATTCACTCTGGCGAGTCGCTTTGCAACTGATTTACGGCATCGACCATGCCTTTCATGTCCGGGTGTACATACCGTTGGGTGGTCGTTATCTTCGTGTGGCGCATGATTTCCTTGATCGTAAACGGGTCAATGTTTTTCATTGCGAGGGCTGTAGCGGTTGTATGGCGGCATGAGTAAGGTGGTAGCTTTTGCACTCCGGCAAGCTCCAAACACTCATAATATCTCTTGTAAAAATTATCTTTGTTTATGCAGCAGATATTTCCGACGCGCGATTTGCTTTCTTCGCATAGTTCATGCAGCACCGGCGCAACGAAATCCGGGAAGACCATAGGCGTTTCCTTCCGCATCTTTGTCTTCATGCCGCCTCGGACGATTTCATTCTTTTCAAAGTCAATCATATCTTTCTTGAGTTTCAGAAGCTCACCGGGCATCATGCCGGTATAAATCATCGTTAAAATAAACCCAATGAAGTGGTCTTTTGCATACGCTTCCCATAGCTTTTTTACGTCGGCGTCGGTAAACGGTTCCGGCGACTTCTCTTCCAATTCCGGAAGCTTTATGTACTTTGCAAGATTCACGGTAGTCTGCTTTTCGGCAATCGCGAGATTGTAGCAATGGGAAAGGACTGTTTTCATATCTTTCCGCGTGTAATAGGTGCTGGCGTTGCGGTCGATAACATCCTGTATCTGCGCGATGGTAAGCGCGTCGATCTCACGGTCGGCGATTTCTCTCATGCGCTCGAATGCCTTTTCCGCCGCGCCCTGACGATCAGCCGATAAGGATAGATAATCCCCACGCAGATATGTTTTGTAGTATTCTCTGAGAGTGGGGCTTCGCTGCTCTTCCTTCGGAGGGTTTGCGGCATATTGGAGGGCGGCGCGCTTTGATGTAAACCCGCCTTTTGTTCGCATCTTTTGCCGAAGCTTGTCGTTCTCGTCTAGGTAAGTTCTTTCTGTCCAACGCGCCGTCCACGTCTTCCCTCGCTGGTAAGCGCTTCCTTGCCCGTTCCCGCGCGTCCGGCTTCGCCGCGCTTCCTGTTTTTTCCCGCACCAGCAACAGTAGGGCGCGCCGTCTGGAATTTCTTTTTTACACTTGATGCACTCCATGTTTCCCTCCACGTTCTTTTCGGATCGCGTAGAAAGTAATTGCCGAAGCCAGAACTGAACCTACGATCAGGGCGATACACGCCCATGCGGTTACGGACAAGTCTCCATCTCGAATGAGGCCTGCGTTCCGACTCTGCGCATCCGTTACAAGGCAGGCAATCAGGGTAAAGGAGAGAAGCAAACAAAATAGGGCGAGAACGTAACACATTGTATGTGTAGACCTTATCTGCGCGCTCTGTAGGGCTGCTGCTGCCTCCAGCTTGGCGTTTTCAAGCTCGACACGATGGATCTGCTTGGTCAGATTTTCCGGGCTTCCGACGCGATTTTCAAGGCCGAACAGCTCGTCGAGCGACAACCCGAGCGTTTTGCATAGCGCAGCCGAGTTGTAAAGCCGTGGATCCGCTTGTGTTCCAGCGTATAATCGGCTCACGGCAGAGAAGGAAACGCCGGACTCGTTCGACAGCTCCTCCAACGTCATCCCGCTTGCATCTTTTGCCCTTCTGATCTTCCCCTGATACGCGCCGATAAACGGAGCGAGATCCTGTATTGCGGACATGATTACGCCTCCATTCGTAAGTTTCAGTTTTATTTCTTACATTTTCCATATAAAAATGCAAAACATGTGACAAGAACGCAGGATTCGCCCTTTTCTTACAAACATTATCTGGTACAATAAAAACGTAGCAGATAGTTCCTGAATCCGGCATCTGCTGAAATGGCCCCACCGTATGTTCCAGATACGATGGGGCCGGTCAAACCGAATATTATATCAAATCATCAGTCCCATAAACTGTACACCATCGGATTCCTGATCCCCAAAAATAACGCGGTCTGTTTGTTCATAATACCATGTTGATTTTTAGAACAACCGTTCTATAATAAATGACAGGAGGAAAAAATATGGAGTGCATCAACATCCGGGTAAACAATGGGAAAGTGGACGTGACAGTAGACGGTGCGAAGCTGACAGACGTGCATAGCGTCAGCGTGGACTACATCAAGGGCGTGCCGCTGCTCTTTTCCTGCGTCGCCGACATAGGCCGGGAGCAGGAAGAACGCCGGGGGCCGCGCGTGCTGCATTGATCTGAATCATCTTGGATTGCAAGTGCCGCAAGCGCCGTATCCGGCGGCGATGGCGTCGTCAGAGGAATCGAACCAGATTTCGTTTTCACTTAGTATTTTTTTGGCCCATCGGCAACTCGGTTTGTGGAATTTGTCGCTATCCTTGCTTGCGACGAATTTTCCAGCGGACTTACCCTGAGAAGGATCTGGAGAAGTAGTTTCCATAGGGGGGTCTGCCTCGCTGACGTCGGAATTGACGTCAGAAGAGAGCGCATCTGGATTGACATCCTTTGAATTTGCTTCCTGCAAGAGATTGCCGGACTGATCTATAAAGCGGACATTGATATTATCAACCGGCTCACCCGTGCTGAAATAGTGGTACAGGCCGCCGCTCATATAGAACACCAAGGTCATGAGAGATTCCTGAAGGTTTACAGTGTCGGAAGACAGCGTGACGGTGAATTTTGTGTAGTCATCGGAGGAATCAATCGCAGTGACGTTCGGGTAGTCCTCAGAGCCTACCATATCGGCAAGGCTGCTGTCAAGCTGCTGTGCCATATCCTGCATTAGTTTTTTATGGCAGGCCTCCGTCATGATATATGTGACGGAGCCGTCTGCATTCAGCGTGGCGGATTTAAAGCCGTCTGCTTGCTCGACTTTTGCGTCAAGCTTCTCCTGCGTGACGTCTTCGCCTATGTAGTCGGACGGAATTGTGATTTCGACTGTCCCGCCGCCGAACAACGTCCCGGAGTGCTTTTCCACGTTGAAGGATTGCGAAGATTGTTCAGGTGCATCCTGCGCGATGGACTGTTCGGGCGTTTCCGGCGTCTGGGAAACCGCCTCCTGTGCCTGTGCGGGCGGCTGATCCGCCTGCTTAGACTGCTTCGGAAAGAACAAGATGCCGAGAGCGGCCAATACGGTGACTCCGATCAGAATAAAATTCCTCGAAGAGCCGGTCTTTCTCCTGTTTTTTGCGCCGCATACCTTGCAAACGCGTTCACTGGCGTTGATCTGAGCGCCGCAGGAGCGGCAGATCATCTTCCGGTTCGGCGTGTCACAGTGCGGGCAGAACTTCTCCTGTTCCGGGAACTCTGCCCCGCATCTTGGGCACTGCACAATATATTCATTTTTAGTCATCAATGCGGCACTCCTTATATGGTTTGTAAACAATTACATATTACCACTTAGAACCAGCAGCCGCAATGTAGAAGCTGCACAAAAATAAACGTCGGAATTTGGAAGAATGGAGATAGGAGCTGAAATGAACGAAAGAGAAGCCGCGACAATCAAGGAATTGGTGGAAACTATATCAAGATTCACGCCCGAAAAACTCAATCTTTTTCTATCTGCTTCGCAAGATTTAATAGAGCGGATGCAAGTTCGGGACGATTCATGCAAATCCGAATAATCTGCTGGATATCCTCCGGCAAGTCACGAATAAGCGCTTCGCCATCGGCGGGGCGCTCTTTTTTTATGCCTTTGCCCATCAGTTCTTCTACTGTTACGCCGAAGTAGTCGGCGATTTTTTGCGCATTTACGTCAGAGGGTTTTGTCTTCCGCGCTTTCCAACAGCTTATTGTTGACTTGTCAATTCCGAGTTCTCGGCCAACGTATGCAGGGGTTTTGTTTACAGAAGCGCAAAGCGCAACAAAGTTGTCATAAAACACAATAATACACCTCTGGAATTGTTAAATACGACGAAAGTTGAATTAGTTTGCAAATAGCGGTTGACAGTTGAGAATGTTTGATGTATTATTGCCTTGTGGTTGAAAAAGTTTGCAGCAGACAAGACCCAAGCAAATCAACGCTTGCGCCAATGCTAATGTGTTTCTCGCAAATTCATAGTAGCACAAACAGTAAACAATTTCAACAATAAATTTCAAAAGTTGACTGCGGCGAAAAGAAAAGCCGCCCGTGGTTCGTTCACGAGCGGGTTTCCCCAGAGTTGTTTACCAGAACGCGCTGCACAGGATGGTCGTCTGCATTACTTTGCATCCGTCCGAATTGGTAGAGTTCTTTCCACTGGCTCGGCAATGCCATCCTGACACAAAACGAACTTACGCTTCTATGACGCGCCGCTCACTTTGGCAGTTCTGGCGCTGCCCCTTGCCCTAACGCATCACGCCGTTTCTTTGGTCTGGAACTGGCAAGTTCAAAAGTTTGGTCATGAAAACCACCTCCCGAATTTACCTAAAAGGGCTAAGGACAGTATAGCACGTCTGGGGCGTTGCAGTCAACAATTTTAACAGAATGGAGGTGTGTATATGCCTGAAAAATGGACAGGCGTACTGATCGGGAAAATGCACAATGCGCGTGTTTCATACGACGATCTTGCCGCAGAGCTTGGACTTACAAAAGGCTATCTGTCCATGATCTTGAACGGGAAAAGAAATCCGCCGGGCGCAAGGAAGCGCTTGGAAGACGCGGTTAAGGCCGTGATCGAACGCAGAAAGGAGGAAAAATGACGCTGGACGATATCCGGGCAATGTCAAAGCCCACAATCCTCGCAAGCGAGGCGGCGCAGGTGCTCGGCTGTACCCCGCAATGGCTTCGCTTGATGGCGAGGGAACAGCCTGAAAAGCTGGGCTTCCCGGTCTGCTGCACAAGCAAGCACAGAGTAAAGATCCCGAGAGAGCCGTTTTTGCGGTTTCTCGGAGCATGAGGAGGAACAAATGAAAGTCAGATTAACATTTTTGGAGCCGGTTCTTGGCACATGGCCGAGCAACGAGAACATTGCGCGTGACTTTATCGCAAGCAAGGCCCCGGACGCAAGCACGATTGAGGATGAGATTGCAGCGCTCGGCGCGGACGCTGTCGCCGAAAAAGGCAAAACCGTTTTCCCGCGTACCGACGGACAGCCGATTCTGTACGATTATCAGATCAAAGGCTTTTTCAAAGACGCCTGCGGTATGCTGGCACGCGTGAAATCCAAGAAATCCAGTGCGCTGAAAGCCTATAAGAAGATCATCGACGGCCTGATCTTTGTGGAGCCGCGCATGATTCCCATTGAGGTCAACGGTGAGGTCGGCGAATGCCAGAGACCGCTTCGTGCGCAGACCGCACAGGGCGAGCGCGTGAGCCTCGCAAACTCCGAGGAAATCCCGGCGGGCAGTTCCATCGAGCTTGATATCGTGATGCTCGACGAAAAGGCACACAAGGAAGCAGTGCTGGAATGGCTGGAGTATGGCCGCCTGCGCGGCATCGGCCAGTGGCGGAACTCCGGCAAGGGCAGATTTACCTACGAGGTTCTGAATGGTTAAGTGCAAGGGCGAAGCCCCGCGTTGAGCGCGTGGCACAGCAATGGAATGGCGTCGCGCAGCGCGGAGGCGCAACAGCAGTGCATAGCGGAGCTAGGCGTAGCAAAGGAAAAGCATGGAGAAGCTCAGGAATACAATGAACTGCAATGGCTCAGTTTAGCCGCGCTCAGCAATGGCATGGCATAGCAGGGCAAAGACTGGCAACGCAGGGGCATGGCAAAGCAACGGAATGTGACGCAACGACAGGCAACAGCATGGCAAATCATCGAAGGCTACGCGAAGCTACGGCACAGCATCGAATGCAAAGCAAGGGAAAAGCGAAGCAAAGCGCCGCCTCGCAGCGGCAACGAATTGCGAAGCAACGAACAGAAATCGAAAAAGGAGTGGGCAGAAGGAGGATGCAACATGGCGGAAGTGAAGACCTACACCCTGACGCTGGATGCGCAGGAGCTGCATGATCTGATTGAGGCGGCGCTGGTGTGTGAGTGCCAGGCGGCGCAGATCATCGGCGGGCTGAAGCGCAAGGGGATGGACATGGACGCGCAGAAGCTCATTACACAAAACGCCCGTCTGGCGCGGCTCGTCAGGCGGATGCAGGAAGCGAAGGAGAAAGCAACATGAGAACGAATCTTGCAGATCGGCTCGGGTGTGAGCCGGAGGAAACGACTGAGGAACGCCGGGAACGGCTGCGGGAGGAATTGGAGGCCCGCAAGGCAACACTGCGGATCGTCAAGGGCCTGTGCCTTTGGACGAGCGGCGCGGCGATGATCCTGTCGGCGGTGGCCGGGATGGCAGGAATGACTTATGAATGCGCTGTGACTGGCTTCGTCGCGCTCGTAGCGCTGCTGTATGGGCTGGCATAAAGAAATGACCCCTGCCGCGCGGCAACGCGACAGAGGCCGAAAGGAAACTTAAGACGCCTTTATTATAGGGCAGAAAGGGAACTATGTCAAGTTTAACGGATTCCCGCGTTCGACATGGTGCGAAAGCCTGCGTAGACGCGGTACATCGGGCCGACTACCCGAAGTTTAACAAATGCCTGCTTTCTCAGTGCGAAGCGCCGGAGAAATACGGCGTGCAGCTTGTTCCGGAGGCAGCTGCGGCGATCAAGGCGCTGGACGCGCCCAAGAACCGCGCAGATCGCCGGAAGAAGACGAACCGGTATTACTTCCGCCTGACGGACGATCAGGCTAAGAAGCTGGACAGGCTTCTGAAAAAGCTGGGCTATTCCACGGTTCAGAGCTTCTGTGAAGCGCTGATCCGCCAGGAGGTGAGCCGGAATGGCGTATGATGGCGAAAATCTGTACTTGAGCATTCCGGAGCCGGAGTATGAGCCGGACGAGCCGGAGGACGAAGAACGTTATTTGTTCCCGCCGCTGTGGCTGGTGGGAAAGATGAAACAGGAGGAAGGATAAAATGGCAATCAAGAAGCCCGCTGAATTGGATTTCAGCAACAAGAAGTTTATGTGCATCATTTCCGGGCAGCCCGGATTGGGCAAGACAACGCTGGCCCTTTCGGCCCCGAAGCCGTTTCTGTTCGACACGGACAATGGCATTGCCCGCGTCAGGCCGGAGCAGCGCGGCGTGACGTCTGTGGTGGAATCCTACGAAGAAATGCTTGGCGATATGGACTCCGAAGAATACAAGGCGGCTGAGTCCGTCGTGATCGATACCGGCGGTATGCTGGTACAGCTGATGAAGGACTGGGCAAAGAAGCAGGACAGCAAGGCCGCGAAGGATGGCCGCGCGATGTACGGCGTGATTAAGTCTGAATTTGACCGGCTGTGTTATCAGATCCGCGCAAAAGACCGGAAGCATTTGATCGTGGTGTTCCACACGACGGAACAGCAGAAGGGCGACACCATCCAGACGCGCCTTTCCTGCGAGGGCGGCGCGAAGGATATTGTTTGGACGCCTGCCGATTTTGGTGGCTATATGTTCATGATGGGCAACAAGCGCATGATCGGCTTTACACCGACGGACGAATACTTCGCAAAGGGCTGCTTCGGTGTACGCGGTGTGATGCAGCTGCCAGAACTCAAGCCCGGCCAGAAGTCCACGTTCCTAACAGATCTGTTCCGTAAGGCGCAGGAGGATATCAATGCGCAGGCCGCAATCTACAACGGTGAGAAAGCAGCCTACGACGCAGCAATGAAATCCGGGCGCGCCTTTATCGCCCTTGTCGGCGACCCCGAAACAGCGCTCAAAGCACGAGAAGGGCTTGCAAAGATCGAGCACGCGCTGACGAGCGCGGCAGAACTCGGCGCAGAATTCAAGCGCAAATGCAAAGAGCTTGGGCTGAAATACGATAAGGAGGCTGGGGCCTATGTATTGGTTGACACAAAGCCTGCTGAGCAGCTGGAAGCACTTTCTTGATGCGGATGATGCGTATGCGGACGCGGCGCTGTCCTCCTTCCTCTCCACGCTTCGGCGTGAAGAGAAGGAAACAACGCAGGCGATGCAGGCTGGCATTGACTTCGAGGCGGCGATCAACAGCACGGTTGCTGGCGTACCAATTGAGCCTGTCAGCGAGAAATACGACCGGGCTGTAGCAAAGTTTTCCCGTATCTGTACAGGAGGTCAACCGCAAGTGCCGGTTGCCGGACGGCTTCGTGTGGCGGGCTTGGATTTTCAGTTATACGGCGTCTGCGACTACGTAAAGGCCGGAATCATCTACGATATCAAGCGTGTACAGCGGTACGAATACGGCAAGTACCTGCACAGCCCGCAGCACCCGATGTATCTGCATCTGCTACCCGGCGCGTCGAAATTTACATATCTGATCTTCGACGGAACAAGCACCTACGCGGAAACATACCGACGCGGCGATTTCGAGCCTATCGAAGATACGATCTCCCACTTTATCAACTGGCTTTTGGCAAATGGATATATCAACGATTATTTTACACATTGGGAAATGAACACTGAAAGGATGGACAAAGTAGATGGGATTTAAGGCAGTAAAGAATGATGGCGGCCTGATGAAGGCTGGCGACTATGAGTGCTATTTGAAATCGTGCGGCTACAGCGTAACGAAGAACGGAAATGAGTGCATCAAGTTCGATTTCGTTGTCCGTGAGGACGTCGAGCAGGAATACCAGAAGAAGCACATCTTCAAGAACTTCTGGCCCGACCGCGACACCGGCGAGTACGACGCTGACAAGATCGGCAAGTATGCAAACGCGCTTGGCATTGAGCCGGGCACAGATTTTGAACTTGACGATCTGATAGGCCGCAACTGCATTTTGCACATGGAGCCGTTTGAGGGCAATGACGGTGTGACGCGCGACTGTATCCGGTATCTCAAGCCCAGCAAGGCAGAATCCTTTGTAACGGCTGCACCGGCCAGCGCAGAGGAGTTCAAACAGCTTGACGAAAGCGACGACGACCTGCCGTTCTGAGGGCTGACGGATGGGAGAGAAAAAGGAATACGTCAAGCTGTGGCTGAGTTACAGGAGCTATTTCGAGGCGTACAGTGCCGCTGAGGTGGGGCGCTTGGTGCTGGCTGCGATGGATTATCGCGAGTCGGGAGCAGAGCCAGAGTTCAGCGGGAGTGAACGTTTCATTTGGCCTGCGATTCGACGGGACATTGACGAATCCGTAGCGGCGCAAAAAGCCGTCTCCGCGTCCAGAAGTGAGGCAGGAAAGCAGGGCGGTCGGCCTGAATCCGAAAAAGCAAATGCTTTTGACGAAAGCAACGAAAAGCAAAAAAAGCAAATGCTTTCCGAGGAAAGCAAAAAAAGCTATGGACAAAGGAAAAGGACAAAGGAAAAGGACAAGGACAGTATTCTTTCCCCCCTTCCCCCCACACTGCGCGAATCCGTTGAGAAATGGGTGGCATACAAGGGAGAACGACGGGAAGAGTATAAGCCTGTTGGCCTGCAAAGCCTTGTCACACAGATCACGAAAGCCGCAGAGGAATATGGCGAGGCTGCAATGATCGACGTGATAACCCGCTCTATGGCCGCAAATTACAAGGGGATTGTGTTTGACTGGCTGAAAGAGGCCAACACACGCCCTGCGGCGCTTGGCCGCGCTGCAAAGCCCGGCTACGGTGTGCAGGGACACCACGACGAACTGAATCCACTGGAACGTGCAGCCGTGGACAGGGTGATGGGGCCTGTATCGAAGGGTGCCGCTAGGATGCAACATGGCGTACAGCGCCACGGGGACGAACTTGATGCGATCCAGCTGGAGGCGGTCGAGCGAATGCTTGCGGAAAACACGGAGGATAACACATGAGATTTGTTTGCGATTGCTGCAACGATCTGACGAACATCGAGGCAGACCGGATGGAGATCCAGGGCGAGAAGCTGATGGCGTACAGCCGTGGGCGGCTGGTGTATGTGGCGGATCTGGGGCAGATCATGCTGGCAAAGCTGACGCCGGGGAGGGAGGAGGCAAGATGAAAGTACTCGAATTGTTTGCAGGGACGCGAAGCATTGGGAAAGCATTTGAGGCACGAGGGCACGAAGTGTACTCGGTGGAGTGGGACAAAGACTTTGAAAACATCGACCTATACGCTGACATCCTGACGGTAACGGCGAAAGATATCTTGGATAAATTCGGACATCCGGATGTGATCTGGGCAAGCCCGGATTGCACGACATTCTCCATCGCTGCAATCTCACACCATCGACGCAAAAATCCGGAAACAGGGAATTTGGACGCGGTGAGCGAGTACGCAAAGTTCTGCGACAAGGTAGATCAGCATGTCCTGGCACTCATCAAAGAGCTAAACCCGAAATTTTATTTTATAGAAAATCCCCGTGGCGGGATGCGGAAAATGACGTGGATGCAGGATCTGCCACGCTACACTGTTACATATTGCCAGTATGGCGACACCAGAATGAAGCCGACAGATATATGGACAAACCATCCAGATCCCAAATTTAGGCCGATGTGCCACAACGGCGACCCGTGCCATATCGCCGCACCGCGCGGAGCAAAGACCGGTACGCAGGGGCTGAAGGGGAGCAAGGAGCGGTCGGTGATTCCGAAAGCGCTATGCGAGCATATCGTGGATATCTGCGTTGCGGATCTCGGCCAGATTATGCTGGCCAAGCTGACGCCGACGGGGAAGGAAACAAAATGCTGACGCATCTGAGCCTGTTTTCCGGGATCGGCGGGCTGGATCTGGCTGCCGAGTGGGCAGGCTTTACAACCGTCGGGCAATGTGAGTTTGCCGATTACCCGACGAAGGTGCTGGAAAAGCACTGGCCGGACGTGCCGCGCTGGCGTGATGTCCGGACGCTGACAAAGGAGAGTTTTTATGAGCGGACAGGCCTACGAACAGTTGACGTTCTCTCTGGGGGATTCCCCTGCCAGCCCTTCTCCGTGGCTGGAAAGCAGAAGGGCAAAGGGGATGATCGATACCTCTGGCCGGAGATGCTTCGAGTTATCACCGAGCTGCGCCCGCGTTGCGTTGTCGGTGAGAACGTACCTGGAATCATCAAGATTGCCGCCGGGCAGGTGGTCGAGGATCTGGAGCGTGCTGGATATCACGTCGTCGTGTTTAATTTTGAGGCTGCGGCTGTCGGAGCGTGGCACAGACGATCAAGGGTATTCTTCACCGGCCTCGCAGATGTGGCCGACACCGACGGTGGCTGGCTGCACAATAGCATCAGAAAAGAGGATCAACCTGCTCGCAGCCGGGAAAACGACATTTACGAGCAATCAGGGCGTACATGGGGGGGTGAGCAATCTGCGGGAGCACGTGTTAGCCCGGACGAAAGGGCTATGGCCGACGCCGCGTGCGAACGAATACAAAGATACGCTGCAATCTGTGCCTCCGAGTCGGCAAAAGGATCCGGGCAAATGCAATCTGACGCAGGCGGTAGCAATGGATCAGATGCTTGCAACACCGTGCGCGCGGGATTACAGGACAGGGCAGCGGAAACGGTACGAAAACAAGGCCCGCGCGAACAACCTCAACGATCAGATTGGTGGGCAGCTGAACCCGACATGGGTAGAGTGGCTCATGGGATTCCCGCCAGGGTGGACAGACTTAAATGCCTCGG